TTCTTTTGGGTAGTTTATCACCAAACTTTGCAAACGCAGCTCTGGCCGACATTTTAAATTCACGGTGAATAGTATCAACTATACCTTTATGATTTTCTGCTGCATAAACTTCTTTGATGTGCCTGGTGCTAAATCTTAAAATATTTTCATCATCAGGTTCAATTAACATGCAAGATGTACCGAAAGCCACGAGGTCTGTATAAACTTCGTGGATCTCTTGTTGGAAATTTGATCTTGCAAATGCGGTGTACATAGTACGAGTTGCAGACTCTAACCATTCCTGGGATTCTTCATCAGTGCTATAAGATTCATCTTTAAATCTCATACTAAACCATGGTGATGCTGAGTTTGTCAGCATGCCATGGAGTGATGAAGCTAACAATTCAAGTGCGTGAAGAGCTGTACCATCATAAATAAATTCTGTTCGTTTATCTCCCTTGCTTCTTGATTTGGTAACATCGGCTCTACGAGGTAAACAATAGTCAGCTACTTCTTGCCAGTGACTTTCCCAGTTAGACCTAGTAGTTTTTAATTTTTCAAATTGTGCTTTTAGTTCGTTAGCTTTCATATTTTACCCATCAAAGTTTTTTTATCTTGCCGCATAGCGTTTAAGCCATACAGATTATTCATTTCAGTAAAAACCTTGCCTTTTTTTTGCAAGGGTTTCATACTTTTAGTCATGTCGGTTGCAGCTGCAAATTTAATTGGTGCATTAAGAACGGTTGGTGAGTTGTACATTTAACCAAGTAATGTTGGTTTATAAACAACAGGATCACCAAGGACACCTTTAGGAGCTGTTTTAATTAATGGTTTACGACCTTTTTTCTTATTAGCTATAGCTTCTTCATTACCAACAGAAGTAATCTCAGCAGAAGCTCCAGCATCTGTATCAGCGTTAGCCGCATTAACTCTACCTAGTTCAGCTTTGTTAGCGGCAACTTTATCAGCAGCAGCTTTATCAGCAGCTATCTTATCAGCAGCAGCCTTATCAGCAGCAGCTTTCTCGGCAACTATTTTATCAGCGGCAGCTTTGTCTGCGGCCTTTTTAGCAGCGGCAGCATCTGATGCAACTTTAGCAGCAGCAGCTTTGTCAGCAGCAGCTTTGTCTACAGCAGCTTTCTCAGCTGCAATTTCTTCAGCGGTAGGTCCAGTTGGTGCATCGGGCACAACGTCTACGACCTTATCAACTAAATTAATTATTTTCTTTTTAGCTTTTTTTATTATTTTACTCATTTATTTTCTCCATACATAAGGTAGATTTAATCTTGCTACATTGCGGCCATCTTTGTGCCAGCCAATGCGGGTATATAAATCTATCAATGTTTTATTAATCGGGCTGGCTTCTAATAACTCAGCTCCTAGTTCTGTGGCTAATCGATAAAACTTATTAACGACATGCCGATTTAAAATTCTACCCTGGTGTGCGGTGCCAATATGCATGTGCACATGGTAGACGTTAGTTTCAATTTGATACATCCACACAAAACCAGCAGTTTCGTTGTTGCGGACAAACTCAAATATATTTGCGTAATATATAATTTCGTTATGATCTGCTAAATATTTATATTTATTTAATTTAAGATAGTTAAATAATTTTTCGTAACTATCGTTAGGTTTAATATCTATCAAGATAAAAGTGTAGAGCTATAAATATTAGCTTCAGAAGTATCACCTGAAGTAGAAGTTAAAATGGTATTACTCATACCTTCTCTTTTTTTTCTTATTTTTTTCTGTGCTTCTGCTTCTGCTGTAGTTTCAGTAGTAGTACCATCTTCATTTTCTACTTCATAAGTATCTTCAATAGTAGCAGCTGGTGGTGGTACATAGCTATCTTCAACTGGTGCTTGTGCCGCAGCTGGCATGACTACTGTCTTTGGTTTTAAAAATCCCATATTACATCTCCAATGGATTATAGTGTAGACCCGCAGCTTCTTTCTGCGGTGGTCTAAGTTGGTTTAAATCTAGTTCTTGATTAGCAATTGCTACATAACGCCAAGTGTCTGCGTAGTGTGAACTCCAATCGTGCACGGGCCGAGTAAAAGTTTTTTCTCGATCCATGTATTTGCGGTGGTACCATTTCATTGCATCAAGAAATGGTTTGCAGTTGTCCCGATCAATAAATGATTTGGACAATAGCATCTGCCCCGCATGCAACCCATCTTCAACAGGTAGCTTGGGACAGATCTTTATTGGACGCATGCCTAATTGATAGGCGTATTCTTGTCGACTGTGGCCCGTGGACATTTCACGGACCGCTATGTCGTGGGGGAATACATAATTCCGTATTAAAAAATTCTTGTCTTTTATTACTTGAGCATAATGATCAAGGCCATAATTGCTATTACTATAACAGTCGATGACGAATAGTGCTCGACCAATCGTTTGAGTGAATAGAAGGCACGTTTGATCAGAGACCCCCAAGTCGAAATAGACATCAACTGGGTAGCCAGTGTCGTAAGGAAATTTACCAATGCGTTTCTCCGTTTCTAATTTTTCTAAAAATTTACCATACACGGATCCTGAGACTGAACTTGTAAAGGAACATTCAAACTCCTGGTTGTACTGGTCCTCTGTTTGTAATTTACGAGCAGAGTCCAATTCCGTCTGTGGTATTAGTTTAGTTTCACTTGCTTTAAAAAGACAAGTAAACCATTCATCGTTACCTTTAGCATCTTCAAATAGATGGTAAAAGGCATCCATGCCATTAGGAGTCCCAATGAACACAATCTTTCCTAATCGATCCGAAATAGCTGGACGTTGTATTTCAGTAAACATCCGTGGATCCATTTGGGCATACTCATCATTTACAATGAGATCAAACTTTAAGCCCCTGGCACTATCAATATTCTCAGCACCAAATAATGTTATTCGAGCACCGTTGGGAAAATCGGCCCGCAACTCCGTCTCGTTATATTTCATTCCAGGTATAACTCTGGAAAATTCTTTTACCATATCCCAGGCAACTTGTTTTGCTTGCACCCTGGTAGGACAAAAAAAGCCACCTCGAAAATCTTTATGCTTTGAGGTTAGGGCTTCTTTAATCAAATGGTTAATACTAAATACTGTCTTGCCACCTCTACGGTGCATAACGCAAACAGCAAATCTAAATTTTTCTAAAGCTGCGTGCAACTTCATTTGTTGTGGCCGTGGGCTATATGGTATCGTTATCGTTTTCATTAATGCAAGGTACTATCAAACGGTGCTTCGGCTTTATGTAGGTCCAACAAGTTGATTAAGAAATCACATGCTTGCATAGCCGCAGACTCATCTGCAAATTTAGAAAACTCAACTGTTACGGTCTTTTTGTTTTCGTCATAATAGACTGCTGCTACTACGTCAGGTTTTGATTCCATGTGTGTCTGTCCGTTTTAAATTCCCATGTATATATATATAATAGATGCACCCCGTTTTGGGGGTGGTCGAGGTCCGTGTAGAGCCAAAAAAAAAGGTCAAGGGCTACACAATCCTCCATTATTCTAGGCTACGTCTTAATTATTCTCTAGTCTGCCCGTACTTGGTACGATATCTCCTGATTTTTCAGAGCTCCTTGTCGTGCCCGTGAGGGTGTGTGCTTCTTGTGCCAAAAACCCATCATCAGGCTGTTCCCACTTAATAACTATGCTACTCTCCCCAGTCTGCTTGACCTCACTCTTGTCACCATAAAGACTGATGAGCTTACTTGCTATGAACCTGATATGATGCAGCTTCTCTCGTACTATCTGAAACTGTTGCGGTGGTATATCTTCTCTATCCAATATCTCCATAGCTGTATCAAGCCAGGTCTGTGCTCCAGTCCTTCTTGCTTCAGTTATATCATCAGAGAACTTCTGATTTTCTCTTACCCACTTATATATCGTTGATAGTCCAGGCATGTCTTTGGCCTTGGCTATCTTGGTGAGTGGTGTTCCCAGTTGGAGTTGCTCCAAAATTTTGTCCGAGTATTTTTCTAACTTCATCATACGTTTTGTTTTTAAATGGTCGTAAGTTCATCATTGCTTTGATCTTACCATCAAGGGTTCTCTGTCCATTAGGTAGAGACATACCTCCATGATTTTTACAACGATACTTGCCTGACTTCATCAAGTTACCCTTAGCTCTACATTGAACTGTGTAGTTACTTCTGCGTGTCATGCTCTCACAATAAATCTTGTGTAAGGGCCTTCCAACCATTTCTAATTATGTTTTGATTTGTAATGAATACAAAGCATGTGCTTAGTATATAGAATTAATTTCATATTCGTGGTAACTTGGCAAGCAATTTTTCATCAATACAAATACGCATCCTTAGCAATCTTATGATGCCCATGTATCTCTTCTTAGCAGTGTGCCGTGAGCACTTA